CTTGTTTTTTGGGGTTATTGGTTTTCATAATCCTGCATTTCAGGTTCGTCTTCCATCAGCATAGCCTCTCCGTTGGCGTATGCCCAATCAGCCAGTTCGCTATAAAACTCGGCTGCATCCTGCTTCTCCATATCAGAGGCAAGCAGGTTGATTTCCTTTTTCAGATTCTCTAAAATCTTTGTGTTTCTATTTTCCATATCCTATCAGTTTGCCGGAGCATCAGGGTCAATCTGAATGAGTGACACCATGCTCATGGGGTTAATCGTTTGCTTTTCTTTCTTTGGCTTCAAGCCGCCTTTCCGTTGTATGGACCGAAGCTTTACCGCCAGTTCATCCAGTTCGTCCACCGTAATCTGTCTGAACGCCTTGCCGACTATTCGGGGATTACTGCAGAAGTCATTGATTCGTGCCCAGTCAGATGTATCTATACCCAGCTTCTGCATCAGGTTCAGACAGAGACTCCGTTTCCGCCGCAGCTCCTCACGCAGCTTCTGCCGCCATTCGTCTTGTCCGCTCAGTTTCTCCAGAGCAGTACAACAGGCTTCATACTCCTTGGCCGTCATTTCCTTCAGACTGTCCGTCCGGTTCCACGTGTACTGCAGCACAATGCTTTTCTTGAATTCTTCCCGGTCTCCTGTACAGGGCAGCTTGTTGAACAATGCATAGAACCGGGCGAAATTGGTTACTTCCTGTGCCATATCATGATGATTTTATGTTATTCAAACAATACTTTAATGCCACACGAACTGGCCACATCAAGCTCCAGTTTAGCACCTTTGCTCAGTTCCCAGTCCTTCAGCATATAGATATACTCACAATCCAGCAACAAGCGTATATCCGCCCGCATGTGCTCTCTCCAGTGCGCTTCATCCGGAAGTCCGTTTTTAAATGGATTCACCGGATTGAACCCCATAGCACGCAATCTGTTTTCAGCATCGAGGAATGCACCTTTGCGCTCATCGATATTGTAGTGGGCTATTGCCCCACTGATGTAAACTTTGTCTTTTTCCATATCACTTCTTTTTGATGTTGACTTTACAACTTGGATTCCATATCAGCACATTACGTGCAAACAAGACATCACCCGTTTCTATTACGACATGACCGGGCGTTTTCGCTCTTCTCACTTTCAGGTCACTTTGGATATTTCTCTCCAGCCAGTCATCCAACACTGCCCTGCTGGAACTTCCGTCCAGCAGAATCTGGAACACTTCTGTTCCGGTGTAGCTTTCAAAAGCCTTTTCGTTATTATCCATAATCACTTTGGTAAATTATTACTTGTTTGAATGATTCCGTCTTCCCATACCACATAATAGCTTCCCGGGTCTCCAATGGCGCGTCCTTGACAATAAGCTTTATAACCGACCACCCGAATCTTCATATCACAGATATATTTCAATCTTACTGCACCGCCACCCATCGGCTGGCTTTTCTTTTCCTGGCTAATCCAGATGAAACATTTCTTCGGAAAGGTTTCCATCAGTTCCACAGCCTGCGGATAATCCCATCCGGCCACCTGAAAGGAATCGATGATGATAAACTTCGGGCTTTTCGGTTTTTTCAGTCTGGCAATCACTTCCTCCAGACTGCCTTCTGTCACCACGCGAAATTTACCCTGCACCTCATTCATCTTCAGATAACCCATACGCCGTTGGAAGCTTTGGTTGATTTTCTCTTCGTAACTCATGTACAGCACCGTCCCATAGTTGCACAGTTCCTTTCCAAGTTGCATCACAAAGCTGCTCTTCCCGCTGGCACTGGCACCACTGATGAACCACGAAGCGTTCTCTGCCGGGAACCCGAAAGGTTTGCTCCATTTCTCATTCCACGGCAGAGTAACCCATTTCTTGGCGGCTATTTCCTTCGGACTGTACGCACGCTTCATATTTTTTTATATTTTTGCATCATGAATGATTCAATACACATAAGAGTTTCATTATTTAGCAATGTTCCAACGCGAACGGATGATGGGTTTCATCGTTTTGAAACCGTCTTTCTAAATCCGCTCCTACAAGCATGTGCTCCTCCTCCACTGTCAACTCACGAATGGGAAGTGACTCGACATCGATACATTCCATACAAGGTCTTTGGAGAGGGCGGGAGGGCTGAATGCTTTGGCGCTGATTTAATTCTGCGTCACACATGCAAATCAGCACATCAAGCCTTTCTCGTAGCGCAAGCAATTCGTTCAGTAACTGATTTGTTCCAGTCTTCACACGAGGGGATTTATTGTTTTTGTTGCATCTATTCATAATTCATTCATTTTAAGTTTTTCAATCTCAGTATAGACTCTTCTCAAACCACCGCGTGTCTTCCGTACAATCTGGGCTATATCAGCACCTGCTGGGGCATTTACCTTGGCCACAATACGTGCCTGGTTGTTCAAGAACTGTTCGCGCTCCTTGCCATCATCTGGTGTCACCTTGCTGTACCGGTCACCATAACGGCTCAACATTTCGGTATAGCCCACCTTCTTACATTCTATGGAGCGGTTGATTTTCTCTTTCAATCCGTCTGCCCCCATCATGTACCAGGCGCAGCAGCGTTCAGTGGCATTCCACAAGGCCTTCAGTTCAAGGAAAGCTTCATACTGCAGGTCGCCTGCTTCATCGAGGATGATAAGCGGGGTTTCCATCGAACGGAGGTAATATACCAGGTCTTCATACACATCAGAATACTTTCCCTTACTGTCCACCCCAAACTCTGCAGCAATCTTGCGTACCAGCTTCAATTTGGTCTTTACCTGCGAGCAGTCGATATAAACGGCATTCTTGTGGCTCTGCACATAATAACGTGCCGTGAAAGTCTTGCCGATATTGGGCATGTCGCACAAGATACCCGACAGGCTGGACTGCTGTGAAAACTCCAGCTGGGCTGTGATATATTCAAAGGTCGGGGTCTTGGCTGCTTTCCATTCCATTTCACCACGGAGGTTCACCCCTAATTTGCGGGCAATGC